CGAACAACCTGTACAGAAGTACAAAGATGAATTATCTATTAACGGTGACTTAAGCTATTTAAATCTAGACTGGAAACCTGTACCAATATTATCTAAATTTGTAGATATATTAGTCAATGGTATATCAAATAAAGATTATGATATTAAAGCTTATGCACAAGATCCTGAGTCTGTAAAGAAAAGAACTAGATATGCAGAAGGTTTAGCACAAGATATTTTTGCTCAGGAAATTATACAAAAAACAAAACAAACTACTGGTGAAGATATATCCAACACAAATATAGCGCCAAGTGATTTGCCAAAGACAATTGAAGAAATGGAATTACATTTACAGTTGTCTTATAAACAAGCAGTTGAAATAGCAGAAGAAGAAGCTATAACTCAAATACTAGCTAAAAATAAATATGATTTATTAAAGCGTAGATTAAACTATGATTTAGTTACATTAGGTATTGCTGCTGCTAAAACTAATTTTAATGTAAGTAATGGTATAACATTAGATTATGTTGATCCTTCTTACATGGTTTATTCATACACAGAAGATCCTAATTTTGAAGATATATATTATGTTGGTGAGGTTAAAGCAATGACGGTTGCTGAAATCAAAAGACAATTTCCTCATATATCTGATGATGAGTTAGAAAAAATACAAAAGTCATATAGCAATAATAACTATATATATGGTTGGGGTGCTTATGATGAAAATACTGTGCAAGTTTTATACTTTGAATATAAAACATATATGGACCAAGTGTTTAAGTTAAAACGAACAGATCAAGGTCTAGAAAAAATATTAGAAAAACCAGATACGTTTAATCCACCAGAAAGTGATAACTTTAATAGAGTATCAAGATCTATAGAAGTTTTATTTGAAGGCGTAAAGGTTTTAGGTACAGATATGATGCTTAAGTGGGAAATGGCACAGAACATGACAAGACCTATGTCAGACACCACTAAAGTAGAAATGAACTATGCTATATGTGCACCTCGTATGTATAAAGGTAGAATTGAATCACTTGTTACAAAGACTATGGGCTTTGCCGATATGGTTCAGTTAACACATTTAAAATTACAGCAAGTTATATCACGTATGGTACCTGATGGTGTGTTCTTAGACATGGACGGTCTTGCAGAGGTTGATCTTGGTAATGGTACAAACTATAATCCAGCTGAAGCATTAAACATGTATTTTCAAACTGGTTCTGTAGTAGGTAGATCGTTAACTCAAGAAGGTGGTATGAATGCTGGCAAAGTTCCTGTACAAGAGTTATCAACGTCAGCTGGTCAAGCTAAAATCGGTGCACTTGTAAACACGTATAATTATTATATACAAATGATACGTGACGTAACAGGGCTTAATGAAGCTAGAGATGGTACGTTACCAGACAAAGATACACTAGTAGGTTTACAAAAAATAGCAGCTCAACAATCAAATATAGCAACTAAGCATATTAATAATGCTAGTTTATATTTAACATTGAGATTGTGTGAAAATATTTCTAAGAAAATAGTTGATGTATTAAACTTTCCATTAACAGCTAATGCACTAATAGAAAGCATATCAACATTTAATGTAAGAACTTTAGAAGAAATTTCTAATTTAAATTTACATGACTTTGGTATATTCTTAGATTTAGAACCAGATGAAGAAGAAAAGCAACAGTTAGAACAAAACATACAAGTTGCTTTACAATCAGGTGGTATTGATTTAGAAGACGCCATTGATCTTAGACAGATACGTAATTTAAAATTAGCTAATCAAATGCTAAAACAAAAACGTAGATTAAAAGCTGAAAGAGATCAAGCTACAGCTCAAGCTAATATGCAAGCGCAAGCACAAGCAAACGCTCAGTTAGCAGAGCAAACTGCGATAGCTGAAACACAAAAGCAACAAGTTCTTACAGAACAAAAAATGCAAATAGAACAAGCTAAGTCACAGTTTGAAATGCAACGTATGCAAACTGAAGCACAAATAAAGCAAACGTTGATGGCACAAGAGTTTGAGTATAACATGCAGTTGGCTAGAGCACGAGCTCAAGCTGAAGGTGATAAAGAAAAAGAAATAGAAGATCGTAAAGACAAAAGAGTACGTATGGAAGGTACTCAACAATCACAGCTGATTCAACAAAGGAACAATGATGGTACTCCTATTGATTTTGAGTCAACTAATGATAGCTTAGGAGATTTTGGGCTAGAAGCCTTTGGTCCTAAATAATTTTTTTAATTTTATAATATTATATTATGGCAGAACAAAACGCGGCCGTAGAGGTCAAGCAAGAGGGTGAGTTTTCTTTAAAAGGTAAGAAAACAAAACCTAAAAAACTGGTTAATAGTTCAGTAAATGAACCTGTAAAGGTTGACTTAACAAAACCAGAGGCACAAGGTGAAGTTGTGCCTGACGTAGTAAAAGTAGATTTAACAGAGAAAAAAGAAGAAGATGCCGTTCAAACACAAGAGACAAATGATAGCAATGTTGCTGTCGAAGAGTCCAAAGACAGTGGCGACAGCCAAAAAGTGGTTGAAGAAGTACGGGACACCGAAAAAAAATTAGATAGTCCTTTACAAGAAATAACTGAAGAAGAGCTTGATGAAAAAACCATGGAGCTTTACGAAGAGGCAGAAGAAGCTGTTAAAGAACAAGTAAAACAAGGTAAACCATTACCTGAAAATATACAGTCACTTGTAGATTTTATGAATGAAACAGGTGGTACAATAGAAGACTATGTAAGACTTAATCATGATTATTCAAAAGTAGATGAGCAAGTTTTGCTTAGTGAGTATTACAAACAAACTAAACCTCATTTAAACAGTGAAGAGATTAACTTCCTTATGGAAGATCAATTCAAATATGATGAGGAAATTGATGAGCCAAGAGATATAAAAAAGAAACAATTGGCCTTCAAAGAAGAAGTTGCAAAAGCCCGTAAAGAGCTTGATGCTATGAAGGATAAATATTATCAGGAAATCAAGTTGAGACCTGGTGTTACTCAAGAGCAGCAAAAAGCTATGGACTTTTTCAATAGATACAATGAGCAGCAAGAGTTAGCTAGTAGACAACAAGAGGATTTTAAAAACAGTACTAATCAATTGTTTAATGATCAATTCAAAGGTTTTGATTTTGATTTAGGACAAAAAAAGTTTAGATACCAAATAGCAAACCCTCAACAAGTTGGTGAAGCACAAACTGATATATCTAATTTTATTAATAAATTTTTAGATAAAGAAGGTAGAGTTGTTGATCCAGCTGGTTATCACAAAGCACTTTATGCTGCAATGAATGCGGATAAAATCGCTAATCATTTTTACGAACAAGGAAGAGCTGACGGCATAAAAGGTGTTGTTGATTCTTCTAAAAACTTGACAGATAAACCTAGGCAAGTTGCCGATGGAAACGTATTTATCAATGGTTTGAAAGTAAGATCAATTAGTGGCTTAGATTCGTCTAAACTAAAAATAAAAAAGAAAAAATTTAACTAATTAAAAATTTCAAATTATGGCTTTAAACCCAACATTTGGTACAATAGTTCCATCGCAATTGCAACAAACTCTTGCGAGCAACTATTTAACATTTGACGGCGCTGCCGGTGGTAACTTTGCCCAACAATATTTACCTGAGCTTTATGAGCAGGAAGTTGAAAGATATGGTAATAGAACTTTATCTGGATTCTTACGTATGGTTGGTGCTGAACTACCGATGACGTCTGATCAAGTAATTTGGTCTGAACAAAACAGACTACATGTAGCTTATGATAACTGTGCGCAAAGTGGTGCTGGAAACACTATTACTATTCCTGTGGCTGCAGATGTAAGCAACGTAATCTCTCCACAACAAACTATCGTTGTGTTAGATGACTTTGGCAACGAATCAAAGTGTTTAGTTATTGACTCTGACTTAAGAACTGCTGCTGGTGGTGGTACTGGTGTACTTACCGTGCGACCTTACGGTTCACTTGATTTAGCTACTGAAGGACTTGTTGGTAACGTAAAGATCTTCGTTTATGGTTCTGAATATCCAAAAGGAACTAATACTACAATTGCTCCATCTGCTAACGCAGTTACAGTTGCTGGAAACGATTATCCTATCGCTACTATCACTCCTGACTTTACACAATTCTCTAACAAACCTATCATTATTCGTAGCCAATATTCAATCAATGGTTCTGACACAGCTCAAATCGGTTGGGTAGAAGTTGCTACTGAAGATGGAACATCTGGATATTTATGGTATCTAAAAGCTGAGTCTGAAACAAGACTACGTTTTGAAGACTACCTAGAAATGTCAGTTGTTGAAGGTGAGCAAGTAGGTGCTACTTCTACTATTGCTGGTGTAACTGGTACAGAAGGTTTATTTGCTGCTATTGAAGACAGAGGTAATGTACAAGTTGGATTCTCAGCTGCTACTGGTATCGGTGACTTTGATGATATTCTTAGAAACTTAGATACTCAAGGAGCTATTGAAGAAAACATGTTATTCTTGAATAGAAATACTAACCTTGATTTTGATGATATGCTAGCTGGAATTTCAGCTGGTAACAATGGAGGTACTGCTTTTGGATTATTTGAAAACTCAGAAGAAATGGCATTGAACTTAGGTTTCAGCGGTTTCCGAAGAGGTTCTTATGATTTCTATAAAACTGACTGGAAATACTTAAACGATGCTTCAACGCGTGGTGCTATCTCAGGACCTGCTTCAATTGAAGGTGTTTTAGTACCAGCTGGTACTTCTACAGTTTATGATCAAATTCTTGGTACTAACATTAGACGTCCTTTCTTACACGTAAGATACCGTGCGTCTCAAGCTGATGACAGACGTATGAAGTCTTGGTTAACTGGTTCAGTTGGTGGAGCTTTCACTAGCGATCTAGATGCTATGACTGTAAACTTCTTGTCAGAAAGATGTTTAGTAGTTCAAGCTGCGAATAACTTCGTATTATTCAAAGGAGCATAAATACATAGGTAAGACTTACCCCTGATGTAATTTCAGGGGTAATACTTACCCTTATTAATTATTTAATTATATTATATTATGGCTAAAAAAGCAAACGCAGAGGTGGCTGTTCAAGAACCAGAAGTTGTTACTGCTCCACCAAAAAAACAAACAAAACCCGTAGTTGATTCGTGGGAAATTAAACCTAGAACATATTTAGTTAAAGGTAGAAAACAACCACTTACATTAACTATACCTAGTAGACATACTCGTAGAAATCCTTTATTGTACTTTGATCCAGATAAAAAAGAGCAAAGAGAATTAAGGTATGCTACAAATATGAACTCACCTTTTGTAGACGAGCAAAAAGGAGAAGCTACATTAGGACATATTACTTTTAGAGACGGTGTACTTTCAGTACCGCAAGAAAATCAAATCTTGCAAAAACTATTAAGTTTATATCACCCTTTAAAAGGTAAAAAATATTATGAATTTGATGCTGTTGTAGAAGCAGAAGATGAACTTGATACTTTAGAACTAGAAGTTCAAGCACTTAATTATGCTATGGAAATGGATGTTGATCAAGCCGAAGCAATATTAAGAGTTGAAAAAGGTAGTAGAGTTTCAGACATGAAATCCAAAGAAATTAAAAGAGATTTATTAATATTTGCTAAGAAAAAACCTGCATTGTTTTTAAATCTTGCTAACGATGAAAACGTTGGGCTTAGAAACTTTGGAATCAAAGCTGTTGAAGCTAACATAATCAAATTGTCTCAAGATCAAAGAACTTTCCACTGGGGTTCAAATGATAGAAAATTAATGACAGTACCGTTTGATGAAAACCCATATTCAGCATTAGCCGCTTGGTTTAAAACTGATGAAGGTGTAGAAGTTTATAAATCTATAGAAAAAAGAATATAAACAAGTGATAATATAAGGGGTAGTGTCACGCTACCCCTTGTATTATAATTAAAGTAAATATGGCAATAAACGTAAATAGTGTATATCAAACCGTTCTTTTAATTTTAAATAAAGAACAGAGAGGTTATATAACTCCTCAAGAATTTAACAATATTGCCAATCAAGTGCAGTTGGAAATATTTAACTCATATTTTCCAGATGGTGACCAGGCTAATAGAAAAAATCAAACTAATCAACAAAACAACACAGAGTTTTATAATTCGTTTGATAATCAAGATTCTAGATTAGATCCTTTTAAATTTACTACTACAGAGTTTGTTTATGATTCTGTGCAGAATGCTTGGTATTACCCATCAAATGTTTTACAAATATCTAAAATAGGTGCAGTTTATTGTAACTACAATAATAACCAACTAAACAAAGAAGCTGATAGACTTTCATTTAAAGAGTTTAAAACTACATCGGCATCTAAACTCACAGCACCAACAAACAATTACCCTATATTTTACGTAACGTATACAGAAGAATCTTTTGAAGCGCAATATTCGCTTGTAAACTGGGCCGCTCCAAGCTTTTTGCAGTTTATTAGTGGAACGGACATTATAGTAGGTGATGGTATATATAATAAAACTCAAGATCAAAACTACGGGGTTGTAAACACTATAACGACTTTAGGTCCTCCAAATTTACAAGTTGCTGTAGATATTGATTTAACAAGTTATGCGCCAAACACTCCAGACCCAGGTGATGAAATATTAGTTACAAGACCTGATGCTATCACATTGTTTCCACACTTACACATAGCGCCTCAACCAGCAAGTTTAGAGGTTTCAGGTGTACAATTACCTAGCACTGTTAAATGGGCTTATGAAGTTCAAGGTAATGGTTCTTATTTATATGACGCCACTGAGTCTATTGATTTTGATTTAGTACCTGATGAAAGATCTAAAGTTATATTAGAAATTTTAAAATATTGCGGTGTATTAATAAGAGATCCTCAAATAGTTCAACAAGCTTCTCAAACTGAAGCGGTTATAGAGGCAAATGAAAAAAGATAATAAATGGCTCAAATAAACGAAACTAACCAACAGTATTACGCGGGCGCGCAGGGTTTTAAAGTTGAAGCAGCGGCAGGTCAATCAGCATTTACATTTACATTTGACACTAGTTTAGTACTAGGTAGTTGGGATCCAAATCAACCTGATTACACCTTAAATAACTTTAAATTATATCACAGTACAGACGGTTTAACGTACACTGAGATTACAGGTGGACCATATGCTCCATATACTATTAACGGTAACACTATAACCTTAGCAGCACCAGTACCTCAAAATGAAATAATTGTATGTCAACTTAAAAGATTAGACGGAGGTAGTTATGGCGCTAAAGACGCTTTTGGTACAACAACTGAGCAGAACTATGGTAGTTATGCTTATAACACGTTAGGTGACATCGTAGATAACTTTATGATAGGTTATGTTGGTGATGGTAAGTTGGTACAAAATGTAAAAAAGAGTGATGTAATATTTCATGCTAAACGAGGTTTACAAGAGTTTAGTTATGATACATTGAAAAGTATTAAATCACAAGAGCTTACAATACCACCTAGCTTAAGTGTGATTATACCACAAGACTATGTTAACTATGTACGTATGTCTTGGATAGATATGCAAGGTGTACAAAGAATTATATATCCAGCTAATAACTTAACCAACTCACCTTATGAAACACCTGTACAAGATCAATCAGGTGTACCAACACAAGATAGTTTTGGTGATAATATAGAAGGTACTTCTATTACAGAAGAAAGATGGCGTAGTAATAACCCTGGTTTAATTAATCAAGCTTTTAATCAACAACAATACAACGCTGGTTTAGATTGGTGGGGTTATGATTGGGGCTACGGAGGCATGTGGTTCTGGGGATATGGACAACTTTACGGTAACAATCCTCAATATTCACAATACAATGGCTGGTTTAACATGAATGAAAGAGAAGGTAAAATATCTTTTTCAAGTAACTTAGCTGGTAGGTTAATTATACTAGAATATGTTTCTGATGGTTTAGCCTATGATTTAGATAGTAGAATACCTAAATTAGCAGAAGACGCATTATACGCTTATATACTTTCAAACATTGTAGCTTATAGAGCTGGACAACCAGAGTATCTTGTACAAAGATTAAAAAGAGATGCTACAGCTAAATTACGTAATGCAAAAATAAGATTATCTAACATTAAGCTTGAGGAAATAACTCAAGTTATGCGAGGTAAATCTAAATGGATTAAACATTAATTAAATGCCAGAATTAAAGAATAATTTTCTTAAGTCCAAAATGAATAAGGACTTAGATGAAAGATTAGTTCCTAACGGTGAATACAGAAATGCTTTAGGCGTTAACATACGTCAGTCTGAGGGTCAAAATGTAGGTGCATTAGAGGTTGTTCAAGGTAATGAACTTAAGTGGTCGTTAAATCCAAACATGCGTTTTGTTGGTAGATTTGATGATGAAATAAATAATACTATATACTTTTTTACTACAGATCACACTGGTCAGTCTAGAGCAGATTCTAGCACTGAGCATAAAATTATAAAGACTGTAGCTGGTGGTGCACCAATTACTTTAGTTGAGGGTTATTTTTTAAACTTTAGTCAAGACAATATTATGACTGGTATTAGTCTTTTAGAAAATTTATTATTCTTTACTGATAATAGAAATCAACCTAGAGTTATAGATGTAACACAATCACTTGGTTATCACACAAAAGAAGAGCATATATCTGTAGCTAAATTTTCACCTTATAAACCTATAAGCGTTTTATTTGAACAAGAAAAAGAAGTTGTTAGTTTTAGTGGACCAAGTAGTATTACGCTAAATAATACAACAAATATAAAAAAAGGTGATATAGTATACAACGTAACACAAGATGCTGAGTATGGGCATGTTATAGTTACTCCAGCAGGTGCTTCAATTACAGTAGATAAAGATTTAACTGATGTATTACCACCAGGTTATAACAACCCATCTAGTATAAAAATACCAGCTAATGGTGACGTGTTAAGATTTTTAAGATCTACAATGTCAGATGAATCTGCTGACCCAAATTGGCCTGGTGATCCAGACTTTTTAGAAGATAAGTTTGTAAGATTTAGTTATAGGTTTCAATATGAAAACAATGAGTACTCACTTGTAGCACCCTGGACACAACCAATATTTATACCAGATCAAGACGGCTTTTTTATAGAAAATATTTATGATGGTGTTGGTCCAGCTCCAGGTGGTATTTTATCGAATCCAGATAACGAAAACAACGCGTATAAAAGCACAATACTAAACTTTTTTAAAAATAGAGTTAATAATGCTGTATTGTATGTACCATTTCCATCTAATCAACCTATTACAGATTATAAAATAAAATCGTTAGAAATTTTATATAAAGAATCTGATGCTGTAGTTCAAAAAATTGTAGAGGTTATAGATGTAAATAGTATATCTTTTAGTAGTTATAAACCTCAAGAAAATTATTACGAATATACATATCAATCTAAAAAACCATATAGAGCTTTGCCAGAAAGCGTAACTACAAGAGTTGCAGACAAAGTTCCAGTAAAAGCATTAAGTCAAGAGATAATTAGCAATAGAGTTGTTTATGGAAACTTTGCAGATAGATATGATCCACCATCAATATCTTACACAACACAATCTGGACCACGTAGTCCGGAGTTTGGTAATGACGTAGGTGAATATCCTAACCATACATTAAAACAAAACAGAAATTATTCCGTAGGTGTTGTTCTTTATGACAAGTATGGTAGAGCATCGACAGTAATATTGTCTGACATAGTGCCAGCGCCTGGTGAAAAAATATCAACGCTTTATCACCCATATAAAGATGCTGATGATGTTGGTTATGTCGGTGATGGTATATATAGAGTTTATGACTGGAATGGTGATGCTCTTAGAATTAATTTCCAACAACCTATAACAGAAGCTCCATCGAGTAATTATCCTGGCACGTACGCTCAATCAACTACATTTAATTTAACAACAACACTTTCCATAACAAATGCTGGAACTGGATACGGTATAGCAAGTGATGTGCCAACTACTGGTGGTAGTGGTACAGGTATGTTAGTAGATATTAATGCTGTAGGTGGTGGTGGTGATATAACTGATTTAAGTATTGCTAACGCTGTAACAGGTTATCAAACAGGTGATACAATAACAATAACAGGTGGAAGTGGTACTGCGACAGCAGATTTAACAGTTAATAACACAACGATAACAACCACAGCACCATACACTTATACTATTACAGACGGAGATTTTACAGCTCAAATGCCAGTTGATAGTTATTTGAGAGGTTATCATGTAGATTATACTAAGATTATAAGTTCAACTTTTACAGGTGGTAATACTGTAATTATAACAGAAGAGCAAATAGCAGATATATACGAATATACCGGTGGTTATATAGGTATAGTTCCACAAGAACCAAAACAATCTTATGTTATAAATCCTGAGGGTTGGTATAGCTATAGAGTAGTAGTACAACAAACAGAGCAGGATTACTATAATGTATTTTTACCTGGTCTTACAAATGGATTTCCATACAATACAGCTTATTTATCTGTTACAAATGGTGGGTTTGGTTATTCTTTAGCTACTGATGTTGGTACAAATACAATAGCTGGTACAGGTTCTGGTATGACTGTTGATATATTAGAGGTTGATATAAATGGTAGAATAGTAAAATTAAAAATTAATCAACCAGGTAGTCTTTATGTGTCCGGTACTAGTCGTATTGAAGTTTTTGACCCATCTACCGGGGCTCCACCCGCAAGTCCTTGTACAGCATTAATAAAAGACGTGCCAAATACATCAGCCGCTCAACAAAACAAATTAGCCACAACACCATTAATATCTGACAATATAAATAAAGTACCAAGAGATTTATCTGAAGTTGGTCCTGATCAAAAGCAATATAGATCTAGTAGTGTTAAATTATATTTACGTGTAAATAATACACCTGTACAACCAGCTGTTTTAGGTGATAACGTTTTGTTTTTCCCTGGTAGAATAGATCACTATGCAGCACAAATCGGCGCGGAACAAGATTTACTAGACGCTACTAATGCTGGGTTTGTAACGTCTATACCATTTTTAGGTTATTACGGAGGTGATGGTAATCCACTAATTGCTGTTATAGATACTGACAACCAAGGTGTTGGTGTTACATATCAAGCTTGGGATGCTGGTCAAGTTGCTAGTCCGCCATATGATATATTACCAAGACTTGCAGTATATGAAACGGAACCAGTAGAATCATTATTAGATATTTATTGGGAAACTAGTACAACAGGTTTAATATCTGATTTAAATGAATTAATATCTACAACATTTACCGGTGTTATTTCTTTATCACCAGTATCTGTTGATTTTAGAGAAGATGTATATTACACCGCATCCCCTACAGCTATAACTTCAAAGTTTACTGCTTTAGATGCGACTGGTGGTAATGCTAGTGGTGTTATTGCTAAGATATCACAAGTGGTAGATACGAACGGTACGGGTACAACGATACAAACAGATTTAACACCGTTAGCAGATAGAACTTTTACATTAAATCAAACACCAGGTCCTCCTTTTGACGAGTTTGAAATAATTTGTAATAAAGATTTTACATATATAAGCACAAGTGGTGGACCTACTGGTGTAGATATTTACGTAATTACTATAGAAACTACACTAGGTGGTAATACAACTTACCATGATATAACTGTTGATTTAACAAATCTTCCGCCAGCTGCTCCAGTAGCTACAGCTCCAGTAAATGCTTCTGGTTATATTGAAGTTTTTGATTTTGACACATTTGTTACAGATGTAACGTCACTTACCAATGGATCAAACCCTTCGTCTACTAGAATAGATGGTTTATTGTTTGACATAATAAATGAACAAAAAATTTCAGGAGGATCTCCAACAAGTACAAATATATTTACAGTAGATCCAGTTGTTTTAGGAGGTAGTGGGTTTGGTGAATCAGCTGTAAATGTAGACGCTACACAAACAACAGCTGGTGAAATATATCAAATGGAATTACGGTCTAGAGATGCTAGTAGTGGCTTTGGTTCTTTAACAGCTACAACTACTATAACCGTAGAAATAAAAACTGGTCCTATATTAAGAGCAAGTAGTGGTTGTGTTGATGATTTAGATAGCGGCTGGTCATGCCCAACTCCTAGCAGAGTGTATGTACCAAAGGGAGGTTTTCAACAGACTAATGGCATGTGTAATAATCCTTCTACTGGTTTTCCAATACCTGGTGATTTTACTTGTGAAAAAAGTTTTAATAGTGGATTAAATGTATCTTCATTAGATTCATCATGGACTGTATCAAATATAAACAATATTTTAACTGATCTTTCAGCTTTTGGTGGTATACAGAGTAACGCGTTTGTTTTTGCAATGGAAGTTGTAACTCCAAATCCAGCCTGGATTCTTAATGATGGTAATGAATATCAATTTGAACCTTTAGCTAATAGGCCAGCAGGTAGAGATGATGAAATATTACATGTGTTTAGAAACGGTGGTTCATGTGCAACTGGTAGTCCAATTAGTATTGCAACTGACTGGAATCCTAGTACATTAACAGGTGATCCTAAACTTGCTTATGGTACATTTAGTTTATCAGGTGGGTCAACATCTAAAGTTATAAACCATGGTATAGAAAACATATATAGAGAATCATGGAAAAATTGTTCAGATGATGATACTATAATTGGAACTTGCACTGGTAGTTCAGGACAAAGATTTATTGGTACTATATATATAAGAATAAAAATAAAAGCATACGATCCTACAGGTGTTGTATTTGGAAGCACCACAAGCCCTGGATCTGGCACGGGTTGGACATATTATGACAATAATCAAGTTATTTGTGAACGCGTTTTAAGTTGGGTTGTAAGCGACATGGAACCATATTGGACAGGAATAACCTGTGAAGTTGGCTTAAATGATCCAAGAGTAGCTAAAACATTTACGTGTAGCACTGGAACTCCATCATACCCTGGTTGTAATAGTTCTGGTAGCGTTGGAAGTTTTACAATATGTTGTCCATAATGTTAATATCAAGAAAAATAAGTGATTATAAATTATGCCTGCAAGTTTAGAAGTAACATATTATAACTCTTACTGGGGTAAGAAGTTACCTGGTTTAGCCACTCAAAATTACACTGCTGCAGCCCCTGTATGGAGCAGTGCTTATGTCCCTGTGTCAGGTGGTGTTAATAGACCACAAATAAAGGAGTATGCTCCTGGTGGACCATATCCGTGGGAAAACCAATGGTATATTGAAGAGGCTAGAATTAAAGGTGGTTATAATAACACATCAACAGATTTAGGTGTTAATGCTCACTTAGTAGAAGAAGAACCTCAACTACAAAGAAGAGGCAATGCTATGATATACTCTGGTATATTTAATTCTAGAACAGGTATAAATCAAACAAATGTATTTTCAGTTGCTGACAACATAACAAAAGCTGTAGATCCAAGATATGGTAGTATACAAAAATTATACGCTGAAGATACAAGACTTATTATATTTCAAGAAGAAAAAGTAAGTAGTGCACTTATAGATAAAGACGCTATATACACAGCTGAAGGAGGTAATGTAACTACGTTGGCAAACGTAGTTATAGGTAGTATTGTACCGTATGCAGGTGAATATGGTATAAGCACAAACCCTGAAAGTTTTGCTGTATACGGTTATAGAAAATACTTTGCAGATAAAAATAAAAATGCAATACTAAGATTATCTGCTGATGGTATAACAGAAATCTCTAGCTATGGTATGAAAGACTGGTTTAGAGATAACTTAGCTGAAATAGGTCCACAAGGTAAAATAGTTGGTGGTTGGGATATACACAACAAACAATACACAATTAGTTTACAAAATAATTCAACTAACTACAATAACACATTGATATTTGATGAGGCTGTATTAGGTTGGACTGCGTTTATGCCTTGGGGCCTTGGAGCTGTAGGTACAAACAATGATTATGTTTCTACAATATCTAGTTTAAGAAATATATTTTACACTACAAGACAAAATAGTTTTTATCAACACTACAGCAGTATTACACCTTATAATAATTTCTATGGTCAGCAAGGTGAAGGCAGCATAGAGTTTGTGTTTAACGGCGATCCATCTATTGTTAAAAACTTTAGAACAGTTAATTACGAAGGTAGTAATAACTGGAAAATGGAATTTTTAAGAACTGAATATGAGCAAACAAAAGAAATTGCTAGCTACATAAATGGATCTTACCCAATACCAGGTGTTCAAACACCTCAACAATTAGGTTTCTGGGAAAAAGAAGGTAAGTACTTTGCGAATGTTATTGGTGATGGTGTAAACAGTGGTGCTGCTGACGCATACAAAGGTAGAGTTATTATTGATGATTCAGAAGGTCAAAGCGCTAAAAGTGGTGTTAAAGGATTTACGGCAAATGTAAAATTTGTTGCTGACAATACACAAGTTGCAGAATTATTTGCGGTGAGTAGTGTCTTCAACGTATCAAGTTATTAAATTATATGGAATTAAAGGTTAGGCAACTAGCTGAATCCGATTGGGATACACTAGTTAGTTGGTGGGATTCGTGGCCTGAATGGCAAGCACCACCTAAAGGTTTTTTACCAGATAATGGTACAAGCGGCTTAATGGTGTACAAAAATAATACACCTATTGTAGCAGGTTTTTTATACTTTACAAATTCAGATGGCGTACTATTTGAGTGGGTCATATCTAATCCAGAGTATAAAGAAAAAGATAGAAAACAAGCAATAGAGATGCTGATTGCAACAGCAGAAGAAACATGTAGACTTGCAGGTAAAAAGCACATGTTTAGTATTGGAAGAAATAAAAGTTTAATAAAT